GTATTTTCAGTTCTGTAAGATATTTTGCAATATATGACGGTGTTTTTCCGTTCAAGAACTCTTTGTAAATAAGCCTTACAATTTTAGCCTCACTCTCCACAATTCTCGGAAGTCCGTCATCGCCTTTTTCATAACCAAGGAATTGTTTATATGGAAGAGTAACTTTACCATCTGCAAACCGTTTTCTTTGTCCCCATGTTACGTTTTCAGAAATACTTCTGCTTTCCTCCTGTGCCAGAGAGCTCATTATCGTAATGAGAAGTTCGCCTTTGGAATCAAGGGTATAAATATTCTCTTTTTCAAAGTATATTTCTACACCCTTTTCTTTAAGTTTTCTGACGGTAACCAAGCTGTCAACGGTATTTCTTGCAAATCGTGATACAGATTTTGTTATAATCAAATCAATTTTGCCGTTCATTGCATCCTCAATCATCTGATTAAAACCTTCACGTCTTTTAGTATTTGTTGCGGATATTCCTTCATCGGTATATACCTTTACAAATTCCCATTCAGGCTTTTCTTTTATGTACTTGGTATAATGGTCGACTTGTGCAGCATAACTTGTCTGCTGTTCCTCAAGGTCGGTTGATACCCTCGCATACCCTGCGACACGTTTCTTTTTAACATTTTTTGTCGTATCTTCCACCGTTTGCTGAACTACTGCAGGGATAAAAACTACTTCTCTTACATTACTCATTACCATGTCTCCTTCTCAAATTTTCATAATTTTCAGATTTCATTTCATCCGTCCACTTTCGTGACGGTTTTTCCCATTTCTTTTCTATGCTACTACCGTCTTCAAAAATAAACTGTATTATATTTTCAGGTAAAACTATAATCTTTAAAATCTCTTTATCAAACCCACTTGCCAATTCTGACAATATACTCTCCGGCACTTGCTTTGAACTACATTCTGAAACACCCTCAGTATGTGCTTTATTGCATACCCAAACGTACTTTTTATAGTTTTTCTTCCTTTTATATCTGTTACCGCAAATTCCGCAAAATACCACACCCTTAAAATCATATTCCCGTGAAACTCTGTCTTTTGAGGTTCGTTCTGTAATAATCTTCTGAACCTCATCAAAATTTTCTTTTGAAACAATCGCCTCATGAGAATTCCTGACATACACTTTAGGTAGTTTACCATCATTTTTTAAAGTTTTCTTGCTTATATGGTCTTTTGTATAGTACTTTTGCAAAAGCATATCACCTATATTCTTCTCATTTTTAAGAATCCCCATCACCGTCTGCTGATGCCATTTATCTCCCCTTGGTGCAGGAATCTTTCTTCTATTCAGCTCTTTCGCAATTTTCACACTTCCCATGCCTTCTAAATACATAGAAACAATATCCTTTACAACCTGAGCTTCTGCTTCATTAACCACAATTTCATCACTTTCCTTTTTAAAACCGTAAACATAAAATGTATTTGGAATCCCTTCCTGAAATTTATTACGTATTCTCCATTTACAGTTTTCAGAAACCGACAAGCTTTCCTCCTGTGCAAAAGAAGCGAGGATGGTAAGCATAAGCTCACCATCCCCGCTCATGGAATGAATATTCTGTTCTTCAAAGTAAACATCGACACCAAGTGTTTTCAGTTCCCTTACAGTTTCCAAAAGTGTAACAGTGTTTCTGGCAAATCGGCTGATTGATTTTGTGATTACCATATCAATTTTACCGGCTTTGCAGTCTGCAATCATTCTTTGAAACTCTGCTCGGTTTTCCTTTGTTCCGGTAATTGCTTCATCTGCATAAACACCTGAAAACTTCCAGTCACCATGACTTTGAATAAAGCTACTGTAATAACTTATCTGAGCCGACAAGGAATGCAACATTGTATCCTTACCACTTGACACTCTTGCATAGGCAGCGACTTTTTTACGTTCTGTTACCAACTCCATTTTAGGTGGTATTGCCGTTATTTTTCTACCCATTTTTAAAACTCCTTCCTATATAATTGTACTGTTATATTACCGTACAATCCGCATAAAATCAAGTAGTTTCGGAGTTATAAAGTGCCGATTATTGGGTTAAATTTAGCCACCAATTTTGTATCAATTTTCTTGTACTCTTTCTCAGTTATCATCCCCTTTTTAAGCCATGAGGATACAATACTGCGTGATACTTGATAGTTCTTCTCACGTTCAAACTGTTCTCTTGTCATAATCTTCCTCCTATATATAGCTAAAAAAATAAGTCTACAAGAAAATTTCATAGACTTATCACACAATACTTGTTTAAATCAAAAATATCTTTGATTAAATATAATATTAAGCACGATTTTATGGTCCTTACTTATGCAAACTTTTAATCAACTATTTTTACATATTATTCTATTTTATAGTCCTCAATTATATCATGAGTCAGCTTCGATAAAATTCTTTTATCCCAATTTTCTTCATCTAAATAATTCATATACGTAAAATTTTTTGCATCATGTTCATTTGAAAAAAGCATAGGAAAATTTTTAACTAAACCCGAAAAATATTCATCATTATATACATATGCTTTATAAATAATATCACGAATATAATCGTTATGTTTATTATATAATTTTTCCAAACGTAAATCTTTAATTGTTTTTTTACATCGTGTTAAAAGCTTTTCATCCACTCCAGAATTTTCAACAATAGTTATATTATACTCATTTGCATTTCCTGTCCATAAAACTAACTTATTTTGACCTGCAAGTCGAAAATTTATTTGATTTCCGTATTCATCTCTAAAAGGATATATATATGTCTCTTCATTATTTAAAGCATCATATGTATTCTCATCACTCTTTGCACTATTACAAATCGAACAACATGGTACCAAATTATACATTGAAAGTGCAAGATATGGATATTTTGATTTTGGAAAAAAATGATCATATTGAGGTCGAACATTTTCACCTTTAAGAGTAAATACATAACTTCTATTGCAATACGGACATATTTTCACTCCGATTTTTTCAGCCCACCCTTTTCCAAACACTCTTGATGTAAAATTATTATACAATTTATTAAATTCACCTACAACCTCGTCATTGTCTAATATTCCAATTTCTTTTATTGCCTCTTTGAGAACTGAAATATTTCCAGTTAAAATTTGCTTAATTTTTGAATCATCTAATTGACCATTGTAAGAAAAATAACTGATTATACTATTATATTTAGGATTACACAGGACTGTTTCAAGAAACCCTTTGAAACGTTTAAACGTATCTTTTTCGTAGGCCTCTCTATCTTCTTTCTTTATCTCGGGTATTTTAATCATGAAATCACTCCCTATATTCCAAAACAGCAAGTTGTCTTTCAATATCTAATTTTTGACGTTTCAAAAAACTTATTATTTGTTCTCTTTCTTTTTGTCCCAACAAAACAGTCTCACTTTGCTGTTGTCTTAATAACTTATATAACTTTTTTTGGATTAATGGCTCACCTACAATAGAAATTTTCTTTTTAGCTTCGTCTGAATCAATGCTATCTTTCTCTATATCTTCTATAAGCTCATCAATATATTCTTGAGCATATTGTCCCATAGCAAGACCATTCTTGATAAAAAATGCATCTTTATACAGAGAATGGATATTGGCACCAAACGTATTGATACTTCGATGCAACTGAAAAATATTTTCATTATCACGTTGTAAAAAAATTGTATTTTGGCAAGGAATATCAGATAAAACTATAGGTGAATGTGTTGTTATAATAACTTGAAAATAATACTCAGGAAAATGGATACGTATTTCTTTTATCAAATCACTAATAATCTGTCTTTGCCATTCCGGATGCAAATATAAATCTATTTCATCTATTAACAGTAAAACATTCTCTCTCAATTTAAAATGGTTATTAGGTATCATTTTGCTTATATTAGATGCAAAATATATCCTCGACATAAAATTCATTAATGCTCTCTCTCCAGATGACATGTCTAAATTAATAATCTTAAGATATTTTAATACAAAAGATTTTCCTGATTCTATCCTTTCCGCTAACAACTGATAAATATCATCTATTGATATTGTAGCATTACACTCTCTTCCCAAATCTTCTTTTGGAAGGCTATTATCATTCATAACAGCCTTTTCCAAAAATATTTTGAATAAATTGATTTCATCAATTGCTGAAACATAATACGCTTTTTCTTCACTATCGTCAAGCAAGTTAATGTAATTGCAGCACTGTTCATATGCATCTTCGGTTGATAATTCTTTTCCTTCAAGTTGAAAATCAAATATAAATACTAACTCAAAAATTAAATTATATAAAACAATATCAAATATATCAAAATTACGAATAACTTTATTTATTTCTTGTTTCATCTTATCATATGATTTTTTAATAAATTTAGAATTTGCATATTCAGTAGAATAATTTATTGACTGCGATTCTAACTTTATCATCGAAGTAATATATTCAACAGAAAAAACAATATTTTTTATTATTTTCCCACAAAAATTCAAGTTATTGCTCGAAATATACTTTTGATACATAATATCCAATATTGTCTGGCACTTTTGAATATTCATTTTATTTATCAAAATATATTGTAAAGCATTATATCTTGTATTTTTGATTAGCATACTTGAATGTACATTATATAGCTTACTATAAAATTCTTTAAATATAGATTTGATTGTACTGTTTGAAAGTATAGTATGAATAATAGCATCACTTCGTAAAGTTCCGTCTCCTGCATTCTCACTATTTGATATGTATATATGCGATATTTTCTCTATATAAGTATCTCTTTGATATTCTTCAACACTATGTGCTTTTAACTCTTCACCATTATAATAGATATCCCCATCTGTATTGTTTATTATCTTAAGCTTTCTTTGTTCATCACCTTCAGAGTATATTGCAATAAATTTTTTAAACTCATTCTGTTCAGTTTCCCAATCATTATAGCTATCATCGTCATTGTCTTGTATTGGTATATCCGAAAGTAAAGTAAGATATTTTAAAAGCGTAGTTTTTCCTGTCCCATTTTCTCCAACTATTGCTGTCAAGTTCATCAAATTTTCTTTTTCAAAAACATTAACAGTATCTACGCTTATCACTTCAAGACTTCGACTTTCATAATCGAATGAAACATTAAATCTCGGAGAAAAATTAAATCCCATTTGATTAAAACAGTTGTTTTTGTCTTTGTTAATCCATAAATATATAAGTTCATATTTCATTGCATTTACCTCTTTTAGCAGCATTTCTTTATCATTACACATATTTTCAAACAAAACATACAACACATTATCACAAATTCAAATTAATAATATCACAATAATTTGTTTTTGTAAAGTAATATCTTACACACATTTGCTTTGTAAATATTTTACAACCTTTCTTGCAAGCCAATAGCTGTTAGTATCTGTTTCAAGTTTCTTAAGCCACAATGCTTTATCTGTTATGATGCCACGGTGTGCAAGCTCCCAAACAATATCATTCACCATTGTAAGTTCTGTCTGCATAACCAATGCCTTCTTAAATTCACTCCATAACTGCCAGTTGTTTCCGCTCATTGATGCCGGACAATTCTTACGGCTTGCATCGTAATGTCTTACAACTCTATCTGCCGGGATATTTAATTCCTTCATCAGATGTTTGGTCAGTTCAACCGCATTGTTAAATGCCATATTGTAGTTTCCATCTGAATTTATGCATATTTCAATTCCGATAGAATTGGAGTTTGTTATACCATATTTACCTTTACCGTCACCACAATGCCACGTGTAGTAAGTATTGTAATCATTAATCTGCAGAATTCCGGTGCTATCAACAAAAAAGTCGGCACTTGAATTTCTGTTACCGCCATTAAAATATTTAAAATGTGCCTCTGCATTTGCACCCTTTGATGCGTTCCCGGTATCATGTATTACTATGTACTTTATAGTCCCGGAGCGTTTTGTTCTGTTATATGATATCTGCTTTTTATTTATCTGCATTATCATCTTCCTCCTTCTTAAGCTTTGCAAGTGCGTTCTTTATTGACTTTGGTAAAGGCAGTCCAAGTCCGCCCCAATTTTCAAGGATGGAAAAGCCTTCATTTGCTATGTAATATGAGATTGCCACAGTTCTTAAAGCTACACTGTCTATGTGAATCAGGCTATCAAGCTGTGCTGCAACTGCAACAATAAGTAAAATACCGAGTTTCTTCACTCCTCCGATATAGAACTTACTTGAATTAAATTCTTTCAATGCCCATGCCTTCACAAAACCACTTATGAAATCAATAGTCATAAAGATTATTAAAATCATAAGCATCTTATCTGCTCCGCCAAAAATATAGGCAAGAGCTGTACAAATCGCTGTATAAAACACCTTTAATTTTTCCATAGTCCTACTCCTCTCTGTAAACCTGAAGATAGCTTTCGCCTGTTTCTTCTTCGTAATAGTGTGTTACTGTTATATATAAAAGAGAGCCTTGGGTAAGTTCAAAGCTCTCTGAATAAAAATATCCGTCATATAACGGTGAAAACTCACTGTCATACAAACGGATTTCATGGTCACCTGATATATCCTTTTTTGTTATTCTGTACTTACCATCAGTTTCCGGAATAAAAGAATATATCAGCATTTCTTCTTCGTTTGTCTTTATATATGCTGACTTGACAGGCTGTATCTGAACCAAAGCATCATTGATATTTACAAGTATATCTGTCACCGGTTTTAGAACCCCGTCTATGTTTACATACACCTCGTTCACTTGCTGTTTCAAATCGGAATTGTTTACAAATAATCCATACTGAAAATTCCCGGTTGTAAGCTCCTGTATTTCAATATTTTCTGTAATTTCAAGTTCTTCTACATAAAACCATGAATCCCATGTTCTGCTTGAACCGGGATTTGATGCCGGAACAACAGCAAATTTTGTAATATTATAGTTATCAATATCACAGTCAATGGTATAAATACCGTCATCCGGCATTGTAAAGCTTTCAACATCAATCCAGCCGTAGTTTTTACGGTATACCATAAAATCCCACTTTAAGCCATATATAGTTCCTGAACCTGTGTTTCCAATTTCGATGCTGACCTTTATATGACTGCATTTTGGAACAGTATTATTAAATACCATTGCATATGTATATGAACCGTTAAGTTTTGTTCTGCTTTCTTCCCATTGTGCCTGATACTTACCAATTTCACCGTATCCGCAATACGGATAGTTATATTTAAAATTTATATCTGCCATAGTTCACCTCAAATCTTAATAACGATATCACCGTAGCTTGTTGCAGGTGGGGTTTCACCGCTTGTCCAGAACACAATGTTTCTCACCTGTTTTGTGGTATATGCAGTATTTGAATAAGCTGTAAGCTGTGCTGTCATAGTTGTATTTGCATTCTTTCTTACAAAGTTGTTATCAACATACCCTTTGTTTGATATATCGTTTGCATTTACCGGTGTCTGAACCTTTGCTCTGCCCATGCTATCTCTTAAAATGAGCCTGTCAGCTATGTTTTCACTCGTAGCATTGTCCAACTTATATTTATCCGTTGAACTCATAAATCCGCTTGAATTTACAGTTGCATTATCATGTGTTCCTCTTAATATATGTTCATTGCAATCTTCAAGGGTAACTGCCGGAGCATCACGCCATGAGCCTTTTCCGGTTATAGCTTTTATCCTGTTTGCAAACCAACCAAGCACCAATGAAAGCTTACCTTTATTCCCATCAGGCTCTGCATCCGCTACTGTCGGTGTTAATATTTCATCAAGCATATCAAGGTTATCATTCAGAACGCCTATGTCTGCATTTTCGGAATACAGTGGTTTCTTTAAGTTGTAATTTGATGTTTCCTTTGGCATAATATCACCCCTTAAACCAAATCATTATTTTATCGTCCGATATTCTCTTTAAAACTTGGTAGCCGTTTTTAACAGATTTAACTGCAATTCCTCCCGGACCTGTTCTGCAGACATCTCCTGCTTTTAATGTTCCGTCATCATAGACTATGAGTTTTCCAAGCACACCAACTGCAGACCATTCCGGACGTTTGTTCCTCGGAATATATTCTTCATCATTGTTCCATGCAGGATTTATGACGGGATGTGTTTCAATATGCTCTTCGATTAAGATATTTCCATCTTCATCTTTTTCTTGCGGAACAACTACATCATGATACTTAATTCTTCCAAAATCATCGGTCACAAATTTATCCTTCCAATGAAGCTCTCCGCTGTCACCTATAATTGCAGGGGTAGCAGAAACTATTCCAAGAGG